GATGAGCGTTAAATTGTCTGCATACGTCTGGGACGGTTGCGCGGCGTCAGGTATGAAAATCACCAGCGTGGCCATCATGGCACGGCTGGCTGATTTCTCCAGCGATGAGGGCATATGCTGGCCCTCAATTGCAACCATAGCCCGTCAGATTGGTGCAGGCTCCAGCACTGTGCGCACTTCGATACGCAAATTAGAAGCGGATGGCTGGCTGACCAGCACCATGCGGCGCAAGGGCAACCGTAACACGTCGAACATGTATCAGCTGAACGTCAGGAAACTGCGTGATGCGGCCTATGGTCACCAGTCAGAATCTGACACATCAAAATTTGACGCATCAAAATCTGATGCACCAAATTCTGACCCCTCAAATTTTGACCCGTCAGAATGTGGCAAAAATTCGGGTTTTCACCCGCCAGAATCTGGCGACGATCCGTCAGTAAATTCAAAACATGATCCATCAGATAAAAATACTATATGTCCTGGAGCTACGCCCCCGGACGTTCTGCCTGTGGATAAACCCCTGTCTAGTGATTCAGACGCGGTGGTGTACAGCCCCAAAAGAACCATGTGGGGCAGCGAGGAGGATTTGAAGTGCGCGCAGTGGATATGGGAGCAAATCATCCACCTCTATGAAAAAGCGGCTGAGACTGATGGCGAGCTGGCAAGACCAAGAGAGCCCAACTGGACCGCTTGGGCTAACGACGTGCGGCTTATGTGCTCACAGGACCAGCGCACTCACTATCAGATTTGCAAGATGTTCAAACGTGTACAAAGCGATCCGTTCTGGTGCCGGAACATCATCAGCCCGTTAAGGCTTCGCGATAAATGGGATGAGCTGATACTCAGGCTCGGCCCGGTTCAGCGGTCAATCACAGACATTTCACCAGTGGATTACGCCACCCCGGAAGGGTTTCGCGGTTATTAAGGGGTTTCAAAATGACTACGCTATCGAAAATTTACGACAAAAACCCAAAACTGAAACGGACATCACCACCCGCAAAACTTACCTGCTGGGCGTTGATGAACTCTATGTTGAGATTGGTTACAACATCCGGGAAATCGATCAGACCCACGTCGAGGAATTCTGCGATGCCTACATCGCTGGTGAGCATGTGCCTCCGCTCGCTGTACAGGTAACAGAGCTGGGCATAAAAATCATCGATGGCCACCACCGTTACTACGGGGCCAAACTGGCACAGGATGCCGGTTATGACATCCGCCTGGAATGCAAAGATTTCGTGGGCAGTGAGGCGGATCGCATCGTCTTCATGGTCACATCAAGTCAGGGACGCGCACTGGAACCACTGTAGCGAGCAGCTGCATATCAGCGCCTGTTTAATCAGGGCTGGGAACCCGCGCAGATTGCTAACGGTCGATCACTGACGTTGAAAATCACCTGGCGCTGCTGACATCTGGCGATGAGTTGATCGCAATGGTCAAAACAAAGAGGTTGCAGCCACTACCGCTGTCGCGCTGGTTCGTGAGCATGGTGCATCAGCAGGCAGGGTGGCAAAAACGGAACTGGAAAAGGTCAAAGCAGCGGGCAAAAAGAAATTACCCAAGCTGCCGCACTGCCACAGTTTAGTGCTATTCGTGCACGTCGGCTTACTGAGCTGCTTCAAAACGTTCAAATCGGCGAAAGTGACGGTGTCAAAATAAACTTCATTGTCGAGCAAAGATTCGCTAATGAAATTATTGATATTATTACGGAATATCGGTCAGGATTAAACGTCTGTTCTATTTAAAAAAGAGTAAAGGTAAAGCGACGATGTTTCTAAAAAGCCTGTCAATATGCAAAAAATTTTGTATGAGTAGACCTTCCTGTGAGTGTGAAAAATCATAATAAAAAATTATTAAAAATTGGATGTTTATAAGTTGTTGAAAATTATATATTTTTGTCTATTGATGGTATCGGTTTTAAAAATGACGATGATAATTATTGCTAGCGTGAAGAAAATGAGTAAGCTATCTAAAACTTTGTAACAAATGCGACATAAACGCTCCCAAAAGAACGCTTATTTTTAATATCCACATTAAATGATAATTTCAGAGGTCATAATGGAAGTGATACATTACGAAAGTGAACCTTTAAAAAATGAAATAATATCTCTATTTAAATCTTCTCAGTTGATTCCATTTTTTGGCAGTGGTTTTACTAAAGATGTAAGAACAAAAAAAGGTAAGATACCTGATGCTTATGGATTAACTGATTTAATAGTAAATTTAGCAGCCTCAAAAGAAGGTTTGACTGAAGGTGAAATAAAAGAAATAAAGGGTATACAAAGTCTGAAAGGGGCATTTGGGTTGCTTAAAATGCCAGCCTATATTTCTGAAATTAAAGCAAAGACTTTGTTAGGCAATGTTTTCTCAGAAGCAAGGTTGGCTGATAAAAACAAAGAAGCATTATTGAAAATAGATTGGCCTCATATATTTACTTTCAACATAGATGATTCTATAGAGAACTCCACCCATAAATTTAAAGTATTACATCCGAACCGTGAAGTCCAGAGGGAATACATTTCAGCTAATAAGTGTTTATTTAAAATACATGGAGATGTTGCTGACTTCATTAAATATCAAGATCAAAATCTAATATTTACCTGGAGGGACTATGCTCATAGCATAGATTCAAATGGCTCTATGCTATCGTTTCTTGCGCACGAGTCAAAAAAGTCGGCTTTTCTATTCATTGGCTGCAGCCTTGATGGTGAGTTGGATTTAATGTATTTATCTAAAAATACTCCATTTGAAAAGTCTTTTTATTTGAAGAAAGGCGAGCCAACTTTATCTGAAAAAATTGCATTAAGCGAATATGGAATACAAAAAGTAGTGTATTTTGATTCCTTTGACCAGATATATAAATGGTTGGTGGAAATTTTGAAGGGCCTAGAAAGAGAATCACCAACAAGAACTTTTGAAATGGATGCTGTAAGTCTTAATAAAGACGATGCCATTAAGATTATAGCTAATGGGGGACCAGTATCTTATATCAAAGATAATGTGAGGTATTTAAAGTCTTCTGAAACTTTTACACGCAGAACATCTCTTGGCTTAGCTAAAGGGGAAATTAGAAAGCAGGAATGTTTATTAATAACAGGAAGGCGCTTTAGTGGGAAAACAATATTCCTTTACCAACTAATTGAAGAGTTGAGTGATTTCAATACGATCTATTTCTCATCAACTGATACGTTCGATCCTGTCATTAAAGAGTCTTTGAAGTTTCTTAAGAACCATTTATTTGTATTCGATTCAAACTACCTGAACGTAAACAGTCTAGATGTGGTTTTGGGTGTTTCTATGCACGAAACAAATAAAATGGTCATCTGCTCAAGTAATGGTGATGCTGAAATTTTCAGGTATAACTTGCGGAATGTAGAAATACCTTACACTGAAATAAAACTTAGCAATATGCTGGATGATAAGGAGACGATCGAATTCAATAAGGATTTATCTGCAGAAGGCTTGCCTCTGTATAAAAAAGGAGAGAATTTGCTGAACTTCGCTTATAGGTATTATAAGGAATACGATCGAAGGTTAGAGGGTTCAATTCTATTCAATAAAGACTTCGATGAAAATTCCATCCCTATATTGATACTGATTTCAGCGCTGGATAAAGCTAGTTTTAGTCATGTTGAAGGATATAATAAATTTTTCGATATTGGCAGGTTTATAACATTGAATGATAGAGTTCTTGAGTTAGAAATTGCAATAAATGGAGAGCAATTTATAGTTTGCAACTCTACATCTTGGTTGCTGAAAATAACCAGTGATTTCGTTAAGAAAAACCCTAATGCCTCAAAAATAACTGCAGGACTAATAGTTTCCCTAGCAAGAAAAGGCTTTTTAACCACTTCAAGAAATCTTATTAGCTTTGACAAATTAAATGAACTTGGGAATGGTAGTGATGTTCATGAGTTCATAAGAGATATTTATAAAAATAAAGATATTGTATCAACGTACAGAAAAGAAATGCACTACTGGTTACAAAGAGCTAAATCTGAGTTGATTTCTGCAATGGATATAAAAGGAGTAGAGGCTGGGATGGATTATGCCAGTAAGGTAAGGCTTGACAGTGCAGAGGCAAGAAATCAGACTTATTATAGCGCGACATTAGTTATGACTCAGTTGTGCGCACGAGCTTTAAAAATGACTAAAGATAAAAAATACGCAATCACTTTTTTTGATTTTTGTTTAGAGTCGATACGGAATTACAGTAACAATATGCGTCATATTGACAAAATGACTGAGAAGAAAGGTAATGATGTTTTTTTTGCAGTAAATTATATTCAAGAACATCCAGTTTATGAACTTTTGCCAAGAAGAGCAGAAGTGGTGGAGTTGGTTCAATTTTTTGAATCCATTAAGAGCTAACTTACCATCTTAATTTTTCCTTTTATTTTTAGCGCAACCTTCTTCATAATTGTGGAGAAGGTTTTTTTCTACTATGTGATTTAATTTTTTAAAATAAATTAAGCTAGGCGCGATGCAGAACTCAACTTTCATTGATCATGTAGAGTTAAGTTGACAAATAGTGTAATTAAAGCATGTGTTTCTTTTGATATTTGAAGTTAATATATATTATATCCTGTTTTAAGGGAAGTGATTAGGTTTAAAATCTAATAGCTATTCGTGATGCTACTTTGCAGAGCGCATTACGATGAGCTGCACCGGAATGTCATGTCATTTGATGAAAAATATGACAGCCAGATTGTAAAACTGTTTCGGTTCTTCGATTACACCATAGCAGTTAGCATTAGAGATTCAGTTAAAAATTAATAGTGTGGAGATTAATATACGTGAGATGTCACGACCAAATGCAGGCAGAGGGTTTGAGTTGAGAACGCTAAAGCGCGTCTGGCTACCGGGGAAATTAAAAATGTGGGGCCGCTGGTCCGCAATTAACGAGTGTCCTGAAGCGGCGGACATGTTCAAGAAAATTTTGAAGAAATACGTCATCACGCAAAACGAGTTAAGCAATTTTCTTCAAAATTTAAAGCGAATTGGCTGTTTAAGAGAATTTGAGTCCTGGTTGGAGAACATGATGCGGGAAAGTCTACGTTCAAGCCTGGCGTTCTGCACAGATGATGAAGCGCTAGTTATGGACAGAGTTATCGCCAGGGTTCTTATTAACGATCAATCATTGCATCATCTTATTGAGAGGCATTACCGTGACAGGATGAGTATGCGAAAATTGGCGGAGGATCTGAATGATAATCACCCCGACTGGAGTCACTCAACCTGCCGACGCCGTATAAAGACATGGCTTTCAGTTGCTGAATATATGCTGTATCAGCCAATGAATGATGCATTCGAATTAAATAGCGCAAGGTTTTACTTGAATAGTGAACCAGTGACTGATTAAATAGCTGTATGGTTCGCACGATTGCATCCGCAAGTAACCCCTCTTCAGGACCCGTCTTCGAGTGTTTTTTTTTGTTAAATGTGGATTATGCTTTTATTGATTGCTAAAGCCTGAGCGCCATTACAGGCCTTTCCTTTAAAAAGGCATAAAGTTAGTATTTCTCTTTTCAAGGAGGAAGCGTGAAATACTTTTGTACGTTTTTGATGCTGGTGACGGTTTCATCCCATGCAGCAATAAAAAATCATCAGCAGTCAGCTGATGATTTATGTGAGATGGAATGGCGTATAACGGATAGGGCTGGTTCAACTGATATTGATGTATTTAAAATCGTATATGGTGAATTGGCTGCTTTTAATGCAGCCGGGCATTCCCTGTCTGACTATTCGATAGATAAGGCTGACTTTGTGAAAGTCTCCACTGAGGGCGCTAAGAACTTCAGAAAAATGGTGGGTGAGATGACCACTCCCTATGATGAAGCCAGAAGCTTCTTTAAGGAGAGAATGAAACCAATTTGCATCAAAAATTTTTTAAAAACTCTGAACCAAGATCACTGATATTTATCCGATTAACCAGATTTAGGCTCGCTACGTCGGGCTTTTTTGTTTCTAAAGTCACTCTAAAAAACAGAGGAAGAAATAATGGCTGAGCCATTGAGCACCAGCGCTACTGTGGGAACGGTAGCTGGCTGGGGCATTGTCACGTCTGCGCTGGTGGGATTCATCACCTTTGTGGATTACTCGATCGCGTTCGGTGCGTTTACCGGGTCGATGTGCTTTATCGTCACTGTAAGCGACCTGACGCGACGACTGATATTTGGTTATTTCCTATTTGGCTATGCAGCTGGCGTATTTGGAGCCGGATTTGTGGCCGACAAAGTAGAGGACTATCTCGACTACCGTGAAAAGCCGTTGGACGCACTGGCTGCGGTGATCATTTCCGCTGCTGCGGTGCAGGGCTATTTCTGGCTGAAAAATGGCGGTGTTTCAAAACTGCCGTTCGTCAAAAAATGGATGGGGGAAAAATCATGATCTGCCACGATCTCCTAACGGTAATTGATGTCGCCATTTGTGCAGCTATTGCTTTGCGTCTGATGTTGTTCAGTAAAACGGGCAGAACGCATAAACCGGGTATCTCGTGGGTAGCTGCTGGCTTGATTCTGTTTTACGGCAACTTTGGACTGCTCTGGTTATTCTGTCATTACCACGCCAGCGGCTGGCCGGTGGTTGTGGCGAACGCACTGATATGCATCGCGGTCTATGCGGCGCGTGGAAACATTGCGTGCATTGTTTCTTATCCAACAGAGGGAAGTAGTAAAAATGACAGGTAATAAAAACCACGCGGCATCCGCAACAACAAACCAGAAAACATTCGCTGGGGCGATGAGTGGCAAGGTCTAGTGCCAAAATCTCAGCGCACTGAATAATATTTCTGTCAGTTTATCAAACCTGAATACGGTATCCGCGCGATGATCGTCATCCTGCGCAATTATCAGAGCAAATATGGGCTGCGGACGATCACCGGCATGATCAAGCGTTGGGCACCGCCTAACGAGAACAATACGTAGGCATACATCAACAGTGTTGCGCAGGCTACAAGTACCGGAGTAAATGAGCCGATTGTTCTGACCGACAGCCGTAAACTGTTTGCTCTACTGCAAGCCATTATTCAACACGAAAACGGCTTCCAACCTTACGGATTCGATGTATTCGTCAGCTCTATCTATTTGGCTAATTCGTAAGAGGTGCAGAATCGATGAGAGAATGCTGGCTGGCTGAAGTCTTCATAGCTGCCATCCTGGCGTTCGGCTGGGCTGCTAACCACTATTATGATTAAGCCGTCGCTTGGAGAACAGTTGCACAGCATGCCCAGGAACTGACCCGGCAGCAGGAAGCCATTATCGCCAACATGTAAACGCGGCAGCGCTATATAGCGGCACTTGATGAGAAATACACAAAGGAATTGGCCGATGCTAAAGCCACTATCGATCAACTTCGTGATGATGTTGCTATTGGTAAACGCCGGTTGCAGCTCAACGCGACCTGTACAAAACAATCTACCACCAGAACCACCAGCATGGATGATGCAGCCAGCGTCAGACTTACTGATTCCGCTCAACGCGCTTATTTCACCCTTAGAGAGCGAATGGAAATTGCCGGAAAGCAAATAGCTGCATTGCAATAGTACGTTAGAGAGCAGTGCAAATAATAGCACTGCTCATTAATCTTTTAAATGATTAATGAAACAAAGACAGCCTTAATATTTTTGGG